GGCGGCGCTCCAGGCGGCGCTCCAGGCGGCGCTCCAGGCGGCGCTCCAGGCGGCGCTCCTGGCGGCGCTCCAGGCGGCGCTCCAGGCGGCGCTCCTGGCGGCGCTCCAGGCGGCGCTCCCGGCGGCCTCGATGACACCCATCGCAGCCGTGGCCAGCTCGTCGGTGGACAGCTCCGGCAGGGCCTCCAGCGCAGCGGCATGCTCGCCGAGCCCAGCCAGGCGCAGCCACGCCGGGGCGAACGTGCGGGCGAGCCAGTCGGTCGCCATCCATGCCCGCCGCAGCTCGTCCGCGGCCCCGGTTGCGGTGCCGATCACGACCGGCACCAGGAACCGGAGCATCTGGCGGTCGGCGTCGTCCAGCGCGTCGTTCCACGACCGCAGGAAGGCCGCGATCGCGGGCGAGGTGCACCGCGGCCGGTCGCTGTGGGGCTCGCCGGCCACGTAGGCGACGACCTCCATGACGCAGTGGCCGTCCTTGAATCTGTCGTGCCCGCCCGAGTCGAGCCTGATGGCGTCGAGCTCGGCGAGCCGGGCGGGGATGGGAATGCCAGACATCAGGCTGCCTCCATCTGCGCGAACGTCCAGGCGATGCCGTCGGGCCCCGCCCACGCGGCGCCGAGCGCGTCGCGCGCGAGGCCGTCGGCCTCCCAGCGGAACACCTCGCGGCAGTACCGGAACGTGTCCCACGTGCGCTGGTCGACGTGGACCGGGCGCAGCGAATACCCGTCGGCGGTCAGGTGCAGCGCCGCGTGCCCCTCGATGGGGCCGGGCAGCGGCTCCTCGGAGCCGTCGGGCATCAGGACGAACTCGCCGTGCGACAGCGCCGCCAGCTGCAGCGCCACCTCGGGGTAGACGTCCTTGCCGGTCTTGGTGTCCACGAGCAGCAGGCGCCCGCCGATGCGCGCCACGAAGTCGAGCGTCCCGGCGTACGACTCGGTCCGGTTCCAGACGGTCGTCTCGGCCGCGAGGAACTCCGGGCGCCACTCGTCGACGAACCGCGCGAAGTGCGCCATGTGGGGCGCCGCGTCCTCGGGCGGCTCGGGGGCCGGGGTGCCCAGGATGCGGGCCTCCACGAAGGCGTGGACCGCGGTCCCGAGGTCCGCCTTGCGCTCCCGGGAGCGGTACGGGCTGCCCCTCAGCCAGTCGACGGCCCCGGCGACCGCGTCCGGGTCGCTGATGACCCGGTCGTACGTCCGCACGTCCCTCCGGCCGCCGCGCGGGCCGACCTCCGTGGTCATGGTCGACTGCAGCCGGACGCCCTCCAGCATCGCGTCGAGCTGGCGGCGGTTGGCGACCGCGAACTCGGCCACCTCGCGCGCCGCCCACCCCACCAGCGCCTTCTTCGGCAGGCCGCCGTCCAGGATGGTCGTCACCGACCATGCCGTCTCGCCGGTCCGGGGGTGCTGGTAGGTGCGCCCCTTGGTCGTGGTGGCGTTGCGTGCGTGCCGCGGGGCGCTCACGCCCGCACCGGCCAGTCCCCGCGACGCGTCGCGGTCGGCTCGGCCATCCCCTCGGCCACCCGCTTCCGCAGGTCGTCGAGCGCGGACGCGAGGTTGTCGATGGACTCCAGCGCGGACGGGCGCCAGTCGCCGCGCCACGCGTCCCCGAACGTGATGGTGACGTCCTCCAGGTCGAGGTACGCCCCGACGTGGGGGGTCCGCGGGTCGATGCTGGTGGTCGGGCGGATGTCGACCCGCACCTCCGCGACGCTCACAGCGACCACGCGAGGGCCGCGGACACGGCCTCCTGCTCGGCGGACCGCTCGGCCACGTCCCACGCGAACGGGATCGTGGGGTCGTCGGGGGACTCGCTCGGCACGTCCGGGTCGCCCAGCAGGAACGACGCCTCCGCGAGGCTCGTGCCGGGCATCGCGCGGGTGACGGCGTCCGCCTCCACCTCGGGCAGGCACTGGCCCAGCAGGTGCCGGACCTCGCGCCACGCGCGCAGGGCGTATCGGTCGGCGGTGTGCGCCTCGTCCTGGTCGAGGTCGGAGATGCGGTGGTCCACCGCCTCCAGCAGCATCTTGGCGGCGGTCGTGCGGACCGGGGCCGTGGTCGCCATGTAGACTCTCCTTGTCTGGCGCCGGTCCGTTCTCTTGCGGGGAGCGGGACCGGCGCTTGGCTTTGTGGGACCGGGGTCAGAGGCCCGACAGGTCGGGCAGCAGGTGCGATCCGACGTATCGGACGAACTCGTCGGGGCTGACGCCCGCCACCGCGAGCGCCAGGTGGAACGCGAGGAACGCGACGGCGACCGCGAGGAAGGCCGACTCCCACCACGCGAGGTCGCGCATCAGAAGCCCCTTCGCGGGTAGCGCCGCAGCCACGCCTCGCGGTGGGTCGGGCAGTCGTACGGGCAGCGCGAGTCGTCGAACGCGCCCATCAGGTAGGCGATCGCGCGGCGCAGGAGGCCGCGGGTCACGACGCCACCTCCCGACGCGACTCAACATCGGGGAACGTAGCCAACGCCGCGAGGTACTGGCCGGCGGCCCGCTCGGTCACCACGGCCGTCGCCTCGATCTGCGAGACGCGGCTGCGGTGCTTGCCCAGCGCGCGTGCCAGGTCCGTGACGGTCACCCTCCGGGCCACCCGCCTGAGCTTCAGGTCCAGTCCGCTGTGCATGTCACGGACGTTAGCACCAGCCATGTGCCGTGTCAATACCGAGCCGGAGGCGCCCGCGCTGTCCCCCGACACGCTGGCCATCGTCGCGGCTATCGACCGTCTCGCGGAGGCCGTGGGGTCCCGTCGGTCGGACGAGCTGGCGGCCGTGGTGTCGCAGGCCGTCCTGGCAACACTCCGGTCATCTGGAGCGCTCGGAGCACGCTGAGCGCGATCCTCGTCCGTCGCTCCTCCTCGGGGTCCGGGACGAACGCCTTCCGCCGTGGCATGTCAGCTCCTCCCCGCCGCCGGGTCCGGCCGAAGCGGCGGCCTCCCGGGGCGTCGACGCACCCTACCCGGGTCATGCCCGCCTGACCCCCTGACCCGGATGGCCCCCGTCCGGGCGTACCGTCGTGCCGACGCACCGCGTAGCACCTTCGGGCCATTGCGGCGGCCGTCGGTCCCGCGCAGCATCGCGGCCATGGACGAGATGACACCCGAGCAGCAGGCGCTGGCGGTCAGGCGATGGCGCCGCGCCCGCACGGCGTTCGCCGTGGTGCTGGCCATCGTCACCTGGCCGGTCGCGCTGGTCGTCACCCTGGCGCTCGGCTCGGCCATGCTCGACCTGTCGCAGCCGGCCATCCTCGTCGTGGCGACCATCATCAGCATGTGGCCGTTCGCGTGGTTCCGGCTGGAGGACTGGCTGAGCGGGAGGGGCTGACCATGGACGCGCCCGAGGTCGGGGCCGGGGTCGTCACCCATGCCGGCGCGGGAGGGCCCACGGTCCTCATCATCGCGATCGTGGCGATGCTGGTCATCGTGCTCGTCATCGTCTGCACGGACGTCGCGACCCCGCGCGCCCTCCTAGAGGGCCGGCCCGACCACCCTCGCGTACGCCGCCTGCGAGTCGGGCGCCACGTTCTTGACCACGACCACCCGAACGACCTGCGTGACCAGCACGCTCGGGTCGGGGTGCGCGACGACCACCTTGACCGCCTGCGTGACGCGCACCGTCGGGTCCGGCTTGACGACCGCGACGCGCGGCGCCTGGGTGACGCGCTGCGCCATGTCAGGCGACCTCCTTCACGCCGTACTCGCCCGCGTTGACCGCCGCCACGCTCGCCCAGGCCGACCCGGTGGACGGGTCCGTGTTGAAGATGCCCTCGGCGGCCGCGTACGACGTGGACAGCGTCTTGGCGGTGCCGGTGGCGTAGTTGGTGCCGCCGCGTCGCACGACCTGATCGATGGTCCGGGTGCCGGCGTCGTCCTTGCGGGCGATGAGCCGGACCATGACGCCGAGCACCGTCGCGCCGGAGCCCACGCCCACCGACGGGTAGCCGTAGGTGTCGACGTGCCCCGCGGTCGCGTCGCTGACGTAGTCCGTGTCGCCGCCCGGGGTGGCGTCGTCCACGAGCGTGTAGTGCGTCGTGCCCGTGCTGGGCGTCCACTGGAGGGTGGCCCCGTCGGAGTTGGGGAGCTGGCCGATGCAGCGCGTGTCGCCCGCCCAGTCCTGCCCGCTCATGGAGTGCAGGTCGTCGAAGTCGTGGGTGGTGCTCGACGCGGCGACCCTGATCTGGTTGATGACGCCCGACGTGCCGCCGTTGCGGGTGTCGAGCCCCGAGCCGGAGGCCACGGCGACCTCGTTCACCCGGAGCTCGAAGGCGCCCGTGGTGTCGTTGATCAGGGCGTAGAGCTCGATGTGGTACCACGTGTTCGAGGCGATGCCGAGGTTCGCGGTCGTGCCGCCCGCCAGCGCCGTGCCGGCCCGGCTGACCGTGAACGTGCCGTCGCCGTTGTAGTTGAGCCGGATGTGCTCGGTGCCCGTCTCGTAGTAGCGGAACACGTCGGAGTTGGCCGCCGCGCTGGTCGGCCTCCACGCGAACCGCGTCGTCCGGGATGCGCTGCTGGGCACCGCCCTGAGCCCGACGCGGCTGGTCCACCGCTGGCACCCGCCCGCGACGCGGCCCGTCTGGATGCTGCTGGGCGCCTGGTCCCAGCCGAGCATCGTCGCGTCCGCCGCGGCGTAGGTGTCGCCCATGTCGTCGACCAGGTCGGCGCTCGCCATCAGGCCCTCCTCACGTGCAGGTACAGCCGGGCGCGCCCGAGGCCCGAGGTGGAGTCGACGTTGGCGATGAGCACGTCACCCGCCGAGAGCGACGTGGTCCACCCCGTCAGGGTCGTGCTCGTCGCCTTGGTCGCCGCGCTCACGGTCGGCTTGGCGGACGCCGTGATGGTGTCCGCGACGGTCGGCGGGTAGTTGGCGTACGTGTCCTTCCAGACGTCGAACACGATCGAGCCGGACGCGTCGCACAGGACCGTCCAGCCGATGATGGCGCAGTCGAAGGGCACCCGCAGCGGCGGGGTCGACAGGCCCCCCGAGGGGCTGACGACGTCGAACTCGAACTCCATGAGCGCCTGCTCCCATGCGATGCCGGACGAGTCGCCCGAGCGCGCCGAGAGGAGGTACCCGTCCGTGCCCACGCCCTTGCGCACCAGGGCCGAGGAGGAGCGCGTGAGCAGGTCCCCCTTCGTCGTCAGGGTCGCGGTGCCGGGGCTCGCCCACGCCACGCCGCGGCTCTGCGAGGAGTCCGCCGTGAGCACCTGCCCGTTGGACCCCACGGCCACCCGGGCGTCCGTCGTGGAGAAGCCCCACAGGTCGCCCTTGGTCGTCAGCGGGCTGACGAGCGAGCCACCCCCGCCCCCGCCACCGCCGCCCAGCTTGACGGCCGCGAACCCGCCCGCGGAGCCGTCGCCCACGAACCGCCCGAAGGTGCCAGTGTCGGGGTCCGTCTCGCCGCGGGCCGCCCCGTCCGTGTCGGTGGGGAAGGCGTACTCGCCCACGACCACGTCCTCGTCCAGCAGCACCTGCGCGACGCCCGCCACGACGACGGCGACGTTGTCGAACTGGCCGGCCGTGGCGGACGCGTCGATGCGCCCGTCGGTCAGCACCTTCCCGAGCACCACCCCGAACGCGTCGTCCTGCGCGTCGTCGTCGGTGGGGTCCACGAGGTACGGCCCGTTCATCCTGACCACCATCCCGCGGGTGATGGCCGCCCCCGTCTGGCGCACCCGGCACGTGACCGCCGTCAGCTGCGCCGCGGACTGGTCGTTGCCCGTCCCGCCGTAGCGGGCGGGCAGGATGCGGCGGACCTGCGAGCGGAGGTCGAGCAGCCAGCCCATCAGGTGCTGTACCTGAACGCGACGGCCGAGCCCGACGCCGGGGCCACCCGGAAGGTCACCGTGCCAGCGTCGTCGTCGTACGCGTAGTCCGCGGGGTACGCCTGCACCACGGCCCCCACGCGCGCCTGTGGCGTCCCCTTGCCGTTCCACCCCACGAGGGCGAACGTCCGGTTGGAGCCGTCGGCCTGCCCCTCGCCCCCGACCCACGAGGTCATCCCGGTGCCGGACACCGTGACCAGCGTGGCGGTCGGCTTGGGGTCGATGCGCACCTGCCCCGACTGGTACAGGCCGTTGCCGACGACGTCGCTGATGCCCGGCTCGTCGTTGGTGCAGATCCACGTCCCGATGGCCGCCTGGCAGTCCCACGCGGCCGCGAAGCAGACGTACTGGTCGGCCGACGGCACCAGCACCGACGAGGGCAGGAACACGTCCCACGTGCCGTCCTTGGCCGGTATCCGGGTCACCTCGTCGAACTCGCGCTGGACGTAGCCCGAGGGCGCCGACGACGACACGCCCACCACGAGGTCCGTGGTGTCGCCCTCCGTGTCGTGGAGCGTCACGGACAGGCGCAGGCCCACGACCCCCGACAGGTCGCCCGGGTCGAACTTGAACCACTGCTCGCGGATGGACAGCCCGCCGTAGCCGCCGCCCCCGAGCGCGCACACGCCCGCGGTCCAGGGGATGTTGTAGCTGTGGCTGTCCTGCATGACCGAGTCGGGGATGGACCCGTCCGGGCCGTACCAGTGCGTCTCGTCGGCGTACGACTCGTAGTGCATGGCCGACGCCAGCGACAGCCGCCCCACCGCGAACGCGAGGCAGTAGCGCGCCAGGCTGACCGAGTCGCCGTCCTCGACGTCCGGCTCCACCGGCAGGGCCGGCCGTCGCACGCGCGCGCCCACCTGCTTCGGGTCGGACAGCTCCAGCGTCACCGCGTAGTGCAGCTGGTCCTCGCCGTCCTGGGTGACGGTCCGACGGGTGACGCGCATCCACTGGGCGCTGGAGTACCCGGGCAGGTGGCTGAAGGTGCAGGCGATGCGCTGCCCCGCGCGGACGAGGTTGACCCTGCTCGGCGGCACCTTGTGGAGCGTGAGCGTGATGGTGTCCAGCTCCGTCTCGCCCTCCGACAGGTAGCGGTCCGCCTTCGCCTCGGCCTGCGCCGCGGTCCTGACCGACGCGTCCTGCAGCGTCGTCTCGCGCCGGTGGCCGATGGCCGCCAGCACCGTGGCGCTGTCGCGGAACACGTAGCTGTCCCGCTCCCCGTACCGCAGCAGCACCCCGCTGTAGACGCGCGACGGGTCGCGCGCGAGGCGGCCGTCGAAGGACGGGGCGAAGGTGGCGTCCCCGTCGGCCTCGCCCGGCACGTTGCTGATGGCCAGCGCGCTGGTGTTGAAGGCGCGGGTGGGCCGGTAGTAGTGCAGCCGGTACTCGTCGTGGTCGTCGTCCCAGACCGCGAAGTAGTTGGCCCCCGACGCGCCCCCGCAGTCGGCCAGCACGTCGGCCATCGTCATGCCGGTGTAGTCGGCCTTGTCCAGGTCGACGTCGTAGCCCAGCACGTTCGCGTCGGACGAGCTGACGGGCCCCTTGTAGCCGCTCCCGAGGATCCACGCCAGGCGCTCGGTGTCCGTCTCCCTCGGCCGCTTGGCGGTCGAGCCGCGGATCACCTCGAACTGCAGCACCCCGTTGGCGTCGACCACGGTGGCGTCCCACACGCGCGACGCCCCGGTCCGCTCGGAGTCGCCGCGGCCGACGTTGCGGTCCGCGAAGAACCCCCGGAACAGGGTGCGCCACGAGCAGGCCGACTCCACGACCTTGAAGCCGTGGTGCCCGACGATGTCGATGTCGGCGCCCGCGTCGTCCACCTGCACGCTGGACATCGCGAGCGTGCCCGACAGCGCCGACTCGGAGAAAGAGAAGCCCGCGGGGCCGAGCCTGATGCGCCCGACCCAGTCCGACGAGTCGGGGTAGAAGGTCAGCACCCGTCAGACCGCCGTGTAGCCGTACCGGCTGACCGTGGACGACTTCTGGGCCACGTCGCGCACGCTCACGCTGGTCGTCACGTTGGTGGTCACCCTGACCGTGGTGTCCTTCCCGGCGATCGTCGCGAGCTTGGCGTTCGCCGCGTCCTGCTTCCGGGCGAGCGAGTTGCGCAGCACGTCGATGTCCTTGCCGAGGTTCCGGGCGAGCGTCCGGTGGCCGCTCTCCAGCGCCCGCCGCTGCTCCCGGCGGAGGTCCCCGATGGTGTCGCGGATGACCACGTCGCGGTCCTTCCCGGTGGTGCGCATCGCGTCGCGCACCTGCCGCGCCAGCCGGTCCGACGACCGCCCGAACAGAGCCTCGTTGCCCCTGTGGGAGTCGACCTGCGACAGGTGCCGCATCACCCGCGTCAGCTCGCGGTCCCCGTCGCCCTTGGCGCCCTTCCCCGACGCCTCCGCGACGGCCTGCCCGATCTGGGGGGCGCTGGGCGTCTTGCGCGCCAGCCGCTCGATGTCGCGCCCGATGTGGTCGGCCGTCGCGGTCCAGCCGTGCTCCTGCGCCTGCCGCTGGGCCGCCACGAGCCGCTGGAGGTCCGCCCCGCGGGTGAACGCCGTGGAGCCCTTGACGATCTCGTCCGCCGCGTTGCGCATGGCCATGCCGATCTCGCCCGCGCTGGTCGTGTCGATCACCACGCGCTCCGGGCCCTGCGCCTCCCGCAGCAGGCGGGTCATGTTCACGATGTCGGTGGCCGCCTTGTCGCGGCCCTCGCCCACGATGCCCATGGCGGCCGACCGGTTCGACGTCTGGTTGCGGTGGACCGTGTCCACGATGTGGGTGTTCCACGCGTCCCAGACGGCCGCGGCCATGCCCACGACCTCCACGGCCAGCGCGGCCTTGCCCAGCAGCCCGATGCCGCCGGCGGCCGACCCGGCACCGCCGATGCCGCCCACGCCGCCCCCGATGGCCGCCACGTACATCGGGTTGGCCGGCGACGACCCGCGCCCGAGGAACCGGTTGAACACCGTCCCCAGCGCGTCCTTGATCGCGCCGCCGACGGCCCCGGTGATGGAGAACCCGAACAGGAACTTGATGGCCCGGTCGGCCACGATGCCCTTGACCAGCAGGTCCCGGAGCGGCGCCGGGATGGAGTCCCAGAACGACTTGGCGGACGACGCGAGGTTCGTGATGGTCGGGATGACCGTCCCGCCGATGAACCCCGCGGCCTCCTCGGCCGTGCGCAGCAGGTCGCGGAAGAACTGGCGGATGTCCGCCTGGTGGCTCGACACGAACTCGTTGAGCCCCTTGGACAGCCTCGTGACGAACGGCACGAGGATCAGGCCCACCTGCACGGACGTGTCCCCGAGCGTGTCGTTCAGCTCGCGCTGCGCGTCGCGCCAGCGGTGCAGGTCCTTGAGCTGCTGGTCGCTCATGGTCATGGCGTCGCGCTGCGCCGCGGCCACCCGCCGCGGGCCCAGCTCCAGGATCGGCAGCAGGTCCGTCCACCCGCGCCCGAACAGCTTCGCGCCCAGCGCCGCCTTCTGGGCCGCGGGGATGTGCTTGTCGTTGAAGTAGCGCGTGAACTGGTCGATGAGCGCGAACGCGTCCTTGACCTGGCCGTTCGACTTCAGCACCGAGAACCCGTAGTCGTCCTCGATGCGCTTGGCCGCCGAGCGGCTCATGGACAGGTTGCCGACCGTCTTCTGCAGGAACCCGATGATCCGTATTTGCTTGTCCTGCGTGACGCCCAGCCGGTCGAACGCGTCCGCGAACCGGCTGGTCTGCTCGGTCGACGCGCCCGTGATCTGCCGCAGCCGGTCGGTCGTGGTGCCCCACTCCTCGGCCGCGCCGATGGCGTCCTTGGAGTACTTCACGAGGGCCGCCGCGCCGCCCAGGATGCCCGCCCCCGCGACGATCGAGCCGATCTGGCCCATGCGACTGCGGAAGTGCGACGCGGCCCCGTCGAGCTGCGTGCGCACCCGCTGGAGGTGGGTCGTGGTGGACGCCGCGAACCCGCGCACGCCCGCCTCGGCCTTCGCCATGCCGGGCGTCATGCCGTCCCTGAGCTGCAGGTCGACGACCAGCCGTGCGGTGTCAGCGAGCATGGGGACCTCCCGCGGCATCGGCGGCGGCCGCGAACGCCGCGTCCTCCCGGGCCTTGGCCTCGTACGCCTCGCGGCGCATGGGCGACCCGTAGGACCGCTCGGCGGCCACCTGCAGCGACAGCAGCGCCTCGCGGTGGGTCATGGGGCCGGGGCCCCGGACCGCCTCCCAGCCGTGCGCGTCCGCGAGGATCGCGTGGAGCGCCTCGGGGGCGTCGACCCAGAGCGCGGGGTCGCTGACGTCGATGCGGCCGTCGGCCCATCCTGCGATGGCGGCGACGACCTCGGGAGCAAAGGGCGCAGCACCGCCTCGCTGTACAGCTCGTCGCCCCTGTCCGAGACGACCTTGCCCCCTCGGTCCCACGGGAGCATGTCGGCCACGAGGTCCGGCCAGCCGGCCGTGCCGGGGCGCACCGGGACGGGCCGGCCCTCGTGGTCCACGAACGACCACGCCCGGATGCCGAGCGTCACGTAGATGCGGGCCAGCTGGCCCATCATCATCGGCTCGTCGTCCCCCGTCTCGCGGATGGCGGCCATGACCGCCGCCCCGATGGCGGGGTCGGCGGTCGGCCTCATCTCCACCCAGTCCGTGGCGTGGGGCGCGCCCGGGCACCGGCACTCCCCCACGTCCACGCGGACGTCCTCCATGGACATGTCCCCTCCCGTCAGTAGCCCGAGCGCGAGTTGACCACCCGGACGTCGATCGGGCCGTTCGCGAGGTTCGGGTCGTAGATGTGCTGCATCACCAGTTGGATCGCGCTGTTGCTGTTCACGGCCTGCTCGGAGCGCGTGAACCAGTGGCCCGCGAACCGGATGCGATGGCTGTAGTGGCTCGACGCGCCGATGAGCTTGCGGGTCGTGGTGTCGAGCGCGACGAACCGCTCCTGCGGGTTCGCGTTCAGCCACTTCACGGCCTCCGCGATGCCCGGCGTGGACTTCGCGAGCGTGAACGTGGCCTGCAGCATCCGGGCGCCGCGCCCGTAGCCGGCGACCGCGAAGTTGGCGTTGGAGCCGTTCGCGAACCGCTTCACGTCGAGGTTGTTCTGGATCTGGACCGACGCCCCGTGCATCGTGTCCACGAGGGGCGTGATGCCGATGGACCCGGCGACGTCGTCGACATACAGGCGGGTGTCCGCGGCATAGAGCCACGGCAGGTCGCGGGGCACGTCGAGCCCGGCGGTCATGGCCTGCGGGTAGGCGGCGGTCGCGAACCGCCAGTCGCCCGTGTGCTGGACGGGCCCGAGGTCCTGCGGGTACTCCAGCTGCAGCTGGTCGAGCACGCCGCCGCCGAAGCCCATCTGGTCCCCGGCCACCTCGTCGCCCCACTCGCCCGAGAAGATCTCGAACGGGTCGGCGCTGGTCGCCGCCGCGCTGTACTGCCACGTGTACGCGGAGTCGGTCGGCCCCGTGGGCGTGACGCCGCCCTTGAGCAGGGCGCCCCACAGGTAGATGGCGTGGTCCGCGTCGAGCGGCCCGGTGGACTGCCCGGTGGCGTCGGTCGCCTGGCGGAAGGGCGCGATGGCCGGGTCGAGCGTCCCGGCGTCCACGTCCGGGGTCGTCCAGTGCGGGTCGATGGTGGGATTGAAGCGCCAGGGCATCCGGCGCGTGGCCGGGACCGGGGTCCCGAAGGTCGTCTCCTTGCCAAGCTGGAACGCCCGGAACCGCACGTTGCCGGGAAGGGCGCTGACTGGCATCTTCGTGTCCTGTCACGCGACGGCGCCGCGTGTCCGTGGGCTCCTAGCGCCCCTCCTGGAGGTAGATGTCACCGAGCGTGACCACGTACGCGGGCATCTCGATGGCATTGACGGCGACCGTGCCGGTCCTCACCCGCACCGTCCCCTCGTGCACCCGGTTGCCGACGCCGTCCGGGTCCGGCCAGTGCGGGTCGGCGTCGAACGCGTCGAGCAGCCCCGAGAGGGCGACGTCCGCGCGGGCCTGCCCGTCCTCGTTGTCGCCCGCCTGGTAGCAGACCCAGACGTCCACCTCGCAGCGCCACTGCCGCGTGCCGGAGTCGGCCGCGAGGTCGAACCGGGCGTCGTCCACCCACAGGTGCATCGGGTACGCGGACGCGGGGCGGGCGCTGCTGGTGGTCGTCACCTGCCACTCGGGGTGCGCGGCGACGGCTGCCACGAGCACGGCGTGGGCGGCCTCGCGAAGCTCGGTCGGGAAGCCCATCACGCGGCCTCGTTCCAGACCCGGATGACGGCGTCGGCCAGCCCGACCTCCGACAGCGCCTGCTGGGCGCCCAGCCGGAGGAACGGGCGGGCCTGCGTGCCCGGGTGGCGGACGCGGCGGGCGAACATGGTGGGCGCCGACCCGGAGCGGAGCGACCCGGACAGGCGACGCTCGCCGCCCCACGCCAGCGCCTTCCGGCGCACCGGGACGATGTCGTGCGGGCGGGTGCCCAGCTCCACGTACGCGGCGTACCCGACGCGCGCGGTGCCACCGGCCACGATGCGCACGGTCTGCGCCCGCTCGTCGATGGACTCCACGCGGATGGTGCGCGCGAGGTTGCCCGTGCGGCGCGGCACGAGCGCCATGGCGCGCTGCACCGCGAGCAGCCCGAACTGCCCGAGCACCAGCCTGTTGGCCTTCCCGGTGCGTAGCGCCTCGAACCGCCGGACGAGGTCGTCGGCCCCCATCACCGCGCTCACGCGATCACCGCCGCCTGGGAGCCGCGCCGGTAGTCGCGGATCACGGCCTGCGCCTCGGGCGGCCACTGCGAGTAGTCGAGCACCGCGCCATCGGGCGTCTGCACGGCGCCGGCCAGCACGGCGTCCGCGCGCTTCAGCAGCCACGCCGCCAGCGCCTTGACGCCCGCGAGCAGGTCGTCCGGCTTCGTCGCCCACCCCCAGTCGCCCACGATGACGAGGTCGTTGGGCAGGCCCGTGCTGGCGTACGCCCGCGCGGCCGGGGAGTCGAGGTTGCGGTCGAACCACTCCGGGTTGGAGAGGTAGCCGCCGCGCCCGCCGAACTGGCGGAGCTGGATGGCCACGGACACGCCCGACTGGCGGGCGTCGGGCAGCAGCCAGTACGTCTGGTCCGCCTCCAGGGCGCTCCCCTGCAGCGTGACGCTGGTCGCGGTCGCGAGGTCCGGGATGGCGACGACCGGCTCGCCGTTGGTGCTGAACCGCTTGGTGGTCGCGGCCTGCGCCTCGAACTGGCGCGACGTGGCGCGCTCGATGTACGCCTGCGCGGCCCGGACGTTGGAGCCGATGTTGCCGTCGCCGTAGCGGCCGGTCGCGGCGTCGATGCCGAGCATGTCGCGGACGGACTGCTCGCTGACCCACAGTGACGTCATGCCGCCTCCCCCGCGAGCTGGAACGCGAAGTCGCCCGCCTCCGGGATGGACTGGTCGCCACGCGCCTCGGCGGCCGCCGACAGCAGCCCGTCGAACGCCTCCGCGGCGTCGGCCCAGCGGAACGTGGCCGCGACGTGCCGGCGACCGGCGTCGCCCAGCGCGCGCGCCTTGGCCGGGTGGTCGAGCAGGTACGCCACCCGCTCCCCGAGCGCGCCCTCGTCGGGCCACGCCCACTTGTGGTCGTACTCGTTGTCGTACAGCTGCGCGACCGGGACCACGGCGCCCCCGGGTCCGATGACCTCGGGCACCGCGGAGTAGTCCATGCCGACGGCGGGCACCCCGCACGCCAGCGCCTCCGCGATGGTCAGGCCGAAGCCCTCCGCGCTCGTGGAGGCGTAGACGTCCGCCGCGTTGTACAGGGCGGCCAGCACCTCCCGGGGGAGCCCCGGGCGGTCGGTGACCAGCACCTGCGACCGGACGGCCTCGGGCATCTTGGAGATGGAGTCGGGCAGGAACCCGCCCTGGTCGAACGCCCCGCAGTGGATGACGAGCGTGACGTCCGGGCGCTCGGCCAGCACGGGGGCCATGGCCCGCAGCAGCGACCCGTACCGCTTCCGCGGCATGTTGCGGTCGGTGCGCAGGACGTAGCGCCGGCCCGGGTCGAACCCGAAGAACGCGCGGCACGCCTCCCGCGAGCGGAGCGTGACGGCGCGGGCCTCGGGGCCCTCCCTCGAGGGCACCACCATCGGGTCCGACGCGGACACCGGCCGGAAGATGGTGGTGTCGACGCCGTGGTACGCCAACGGCGGCTCGGTCCCGGTCACCTTGGCGATCTCGGCCTGCCCGAAGCGCGACATGGCGACGGGGCGCAGCGCGCTCCACAGGCTCGCCCACGCGGGCGGCAGGTCGACGCCCTCCACGGGGCAGTAGTGGAACACCGGCACGGTGCCCAGCACGGGGCCGATGCGCATGGCCAGCATCCGCACGCCCACGAAGTCGCCCAGCATCACGACCGCCTCGGGCGACCACGTCCCCCACGGCTCCCCGTCCGCGAGCATGGCGTCGGAGCGCCCGGCGACGATGTCGCCCACGAGGTCCCCGCGCACGCCCGCGATGCCTGGGTCGTCGAGGGTGCGCTGGTACTGGTAGAACGCGACGTCGAGCGCCCGCGAGGCGAACGGCTCGGGCAGCTCGCCCACGTCGTTCTGGCTCAGGAACCGCACGTCCATGCCGCGCTCGAGCATCGCCCGCCCGAGGTCCGTGGTCACGGACCCGAACCCGGTGTGCTGCAGGTCGCCCATGAACAGGACGCGCAGGCCGGTCATGCCGCCACCGCCACGGGCATGCCCAGCAGGCCCCTGATCAGGTCCGTCTCGGCGTCGTGGTCCACGACGGCGTCGTACACGGCGCGGATCGCGCGGCACATGCGGGCGTGGCGCTCGGGGTCGGCCGCGACCTCGCGGACGATGGCCGCGGCCTCCGGCAGGTCGTGGCGGTCGAGGTCGACGCACGTCTCCATGTCGCGCCAGAGCACCGATCCCATCCTCCCCGCGTAGTGCGACGCGTGGCCGATGACCGGGCGGCCGATGGCGGCCCACCCGTGCAGCACGTGGCCGAACCCGTCGCCGTGCGCCTTGTCGTGCCAGCCGAACAGGGACCCGGCCATGAGGTCCGCGATGGCCTCGATGGGCTTGATGACGCCGTCGCGCCCGTCGATGCCGTGCTCCGCGAACGCGACGTCGGGCAGGAGCGCCTGCGCCTCCCGCCAGAGCGGCGCGCACGCGATGCTGGGCATGCAGTTCACGAACGAGCGGATGACCGGGGCGTGGATCGACGGCTCCCGCCAGGCGGACGCGATGGGATCCAGCTCCTGGTGGTAGCGCACGCCGCGCCCGAGGATGGGCACCTCCGACGACACGAGCGCCAGCGGGTCGAGGTGCCAGTCGACGTCCTGCCCGGTGTTGCCGACCTGCAGGACGTACGCGGCGCCGACCTCGCCCGCGAACCGCGCGAACCCATGCTGGTCGTCCTGCACGGTCGCGATGACGTGGGACCAGCCCATCCGGCGCGCCGCGTCGAGCGTGACGCCCCAGATCGGCGCCCCCGGGAACTCGGGGTCCTCCGTCATCAGGTGGCCCTCGGCGCGGGCGACCGGGACCCAGTCGTCCGTGATGGTCAGGTACTGGTCCGCCAGCTGGCGCCCGAGGTGCGCGGCGCCGAAGCGCCAGTACCCCTCGTCGAACCACTCGTGCCCGACGGGCGTGTGCAGCGTCCACCCGAGGCGCCGCGAGAGCAGCTGCATGGAGCGGTAGAGCCCCGCGTGGTGGCGGTCGCACAGGACGTTCGTCATGCCGGCACCAGCTCGCGCGCGGGCACCGCGGCACCCAGGTACTCGGCCCACTGCGCCCGGATCGCGTCCTTGCCGAACAGCCCGATGGCGGCCTCGCGCTGGGCCGCGCTGACCTCGGCCGCCCATGCGTCGTCGTAGAGCAGCCGCTGGAGCATGGCGCGCGCCTCGGACGGCCGGTCGCTCCACAGCTGCGACAGCAGGTGCGCCTCGAACATGCCGGGGCCGTACGGCTGGATGCGGTGCCAGGCGGGCCCGATGGACACCAGCGGGATGCCGGTCATCAGGGCCTCGATGAAGCCGAGCGTGTACGACGCCGGCTGCGTGCCGGTGTACAGGTACGCCCGGGCCGACCGGATCAGCGCCTGCATCTCGGGCAGCGGCAGGGGCCCGACGCCACCGTCGATCGCCAGCGACCCGGGCCCCGCGGGCATGCGGGGCAGGCCGGCCGTCGCCTGCTCCCAGAACTGCCACGAGGTCCACTGCTGGCCGGCCGGCTGGAGCGTCCCGTCGTCCGCGAGCGACCGGCGGTACAGGTCCTGCGTGACGTTGGTGACGACGCGGTCGCCGCCCTCCCAGCCGCACCACTCGTCGGGGTCCATCCAGAAGCGGATGAGCGCGTCGGCGCCGGCGAAGTCGGGGATGGCCCACTCCGCGGGCGAGTAGCGCACGACCTCCAGCCCCTGCCGCCGCAGCGGCCCCATCATCCACTCGTTGGCGTGGGTGGACTGGCCGACCGTGCGCCAGATGACGCGCATCCGGTCGCGCAGCCTCTCCCACTGGGGCACCAGCCACGAGTGCTCCAGGTGGTGGACGATCAGCACGTCCGTCCACTCGACGACCTCGTCCGGCAGGTGGCGCTTGGCCGCCTCCACGTCCGGGCCGATGGCGTCGATGAGCGCCGGGTGCTCGGGCACCTGGGGCAGCGGCGGTCGCAGCCCGCCCGCGTCGCCGGGCCGGGACGGTCGCAGGTACGCGCCGAGCGACAGCACCTCGTGGCCCAGCTCGTGCATGAGCATGACCTGCTGGTACTCCTCGATCTCGTGGGCCAGCAGCAGCGTCACCCTCACAGCGGCACCGCCACGAACGCCCCGAAGTCGTCCGTCCCGCCCGTGACCGCCACGGCGTGCGTGGCCGCCAGCAGGTCCCGGAGGGGCGCGATGCCCCTGTGGTGCTCGCCCACGATCTCGCCCACGCCCTCGGCCGACCCGGCGAACAGGGCGTACTCGCCGCCCTCGCAGTCCACCTTCAGCAGGTCGATGCCGCCGCCCGCCATGGCCACGAGGTCCGGGAGCGACACCGCGGGGACCTCGGCCGACAGGCGCGACGCGCTGCCGTCCGCGAGGCTGCTGTTGCCCACGAACCGGTGGTGGCGCCCCGACTCGTCGTCCGCGAAGTCCCACAGGACCGTGGCACGCTCGTGGCCCGGCGCGTCGGCCGCGGCCTCCAGCAGCGTGACGCGGTCGCCCACGCCGTTGAGCGCGATGTTCTCGCGGATGAGGTCGCAGTTGGCGGGCAGCGGCTCCACGACCCACACGCGGGCGTCGCGGTTGTCGAGCGCGTACCCGATGCCCACGCCGCCGAGGTAGCCCCCGACGTCGACCATCGTGGCCGCCCCGCCGCGGCGCGCCATGCCGTACTCGTCCTCGGTCAGGCAGGACGTGAGCGTGTTCCAGTCGCAGGTGCCCTCGCGCCACATCATGCTGACGGAACGGCCGCCGGGCGTGCGGAAGGCGCCCCGGAGCGGGGCGTCCGCGGGCGGCCGCACGTCGTGCCCGTCACGCACGGTCGGCGTCGCGTCGCAGCGTCTCGGCCTCGCGGCCGTAGCCGTGCGCGTCGAGCCAGGCGATGACGGCCGCGCGCTGGTCGGCCTCGGTCACGACCAGCTCGGCCGTGCCGTCGGCCACGTCGGGGAGCGACGCCGGCACCACGCCGGGGTCGGCCTGCCCCACCTTCGCCCTGGGCTTGCGGATGCCTGCCATCGGATGCGCTCCCGTGCGGGGTGTTGGCGGCCGGTTAGGTCCGGCCAGTCCTGCCCGATGCGCACGGCAAGGCGGCCCCGTCAGGGGACGATGTCGGTGATGAGCTGCGCGCGGCCGGCGTAGACCGCCGGGCGGGCGTCGAAGGCCATCTCCTCCTCGCCGCGGAAGCCCGTCAGGTTGTAGTCCCAGCGGGTGTTGGCGACGTCCGAGGAGTCGACCCGGTAGTCCTGGCCCCAGTAGACCTTGAAGGCCTTCCAGTCGGCCACGACGAGGTTGTCCTGCACGGCGGTCGTGCCCTGCAGGTCCGCGGCGGCGTCGGCGTAGACCGGCAGCCCCCACGGCGCCATGAGCGTGCCCGGTCGGATGCCCTCCGGGCCGCCCGCCGGGGCGAAGAAGAAGCCCGCGGAGTCCGTGCCCTGGGACACCATGTCCCAGTACTCGGCCGCGGTCAGGACCGCGGCGGTCGGGGTGACGCCGCGACCGGCGAGCGCGCCCGCGGCGGTCGCGATGGCCTTGGCGATGGACCCGGCCAGCGTGGTCGCGGACGGCGAGAAGCTGGACCGGAACTCGGCCGGGCCGTTGGTCAGGGCCGACGTGTAGCCGTACGGCTCGGACGACCCGGAGCCCTCGCGGATGTAGTAGCTCTCGCCCTGCGCGAACGCGGCCGCCAGCTCCTGCATCACGTCCTGCTCGGCAGCCCCCCGCGACTGGCGCAGGAACTGGTTGCCGATGTCGTAGATGGCGGCCAGCGTGTACATCGTGGCGGTGTACCCGTTGTACGCGAGGTCGCGGTTCTCCTTCAGGGTGTTGAACCCCGCGACGACCGCCCGGCTCCGGGTGGAGCTGCGGAACGGCAGGTCGACCGAGCCCGCCGTGACGCCGGTGATGTTGGTCATCAGCGTCCGGTAGATGTTCTGGATCCGCGCCGGGATGATGAAGTCGCCCACGATGGCGTTGGGGACGATCCAGCCGCCGGTGGCGTCGGACGACCCCACGGTGGCCTTGGCGTTGCCGGGGATCGTCTGGCCCTCGGCCTCGCCGTGGAGCACGCCCAGCTCGCGCAGCGCGGCCTTCGCCGCGGACTGCTCCTCGAAGCCCTTGAAGTTGGCCAGGAACACGTTGCTCAGGAACGCGCCCTGCTCGTACGACGCCTTCGCGGCGGTGGCGTCGCGCCCTCCGGCGATGGCCGCGGCCATGCTCGGGGCCCGGAGGTTGGCCTGGAACGCCCGCCACTCCCTGGACGCCTCGATGGCCGCCTGCGTCTCGGCGTCCATGACGGCCTTCTGGTGGGCCGCCTGCAGCTCGGTCAGCGCCTTCGCCTGCTCCTGGCGCTCGGTGTTGAGCGCGTTCCAGCGGGCGGCGTCCTCCTCCTTGGCCCTGACCATCTCGGTGGAGATCTCCTCCATCCGGGTGGTCGCCTTGCCGATCTGGTCGATCAGCTGGATCGGCAGCGCCGCGTCACCCGCGACGGCAGCCTGGGTGGCCTGTAGGGTCACTCATGTGTCTCTCCCCCGACGGCGCCGGGGACTGCGCGCGACTGCGCGATGCGATCGAGGGTGTCGGAGGTCACGCGGTCGATCCGCGCGACGGCATCCGCGAGCGCCGCGTCCTGCGCCTTCGCCGCGCCGTCGCCCCCGAGGGAGGTCCGTCGCAGGTCCGATGCGAGCACGCCCAGCTCGTCCGTCACGTCCCGCCAGAAGGCGGGCGTCACCGCAGGATACATGTCCCCGGTGGCGTCATCAAGGACCGCCTTCAGGGGCCGGAGCACGCTGTGCGTGTTCTGGGGCGACGTGCTCAGGGTCTGCCGCCAGTAGGGCCACCGCAGGATCTCGCCCGTCGCGGCCTTCTGGACGAGCCCGGCGACCGACTCCGACGATCCGTACAGCTGCGCGCCGCGCTCGGCCAGCCGCCTGATGAGCCCCAGGCGCCTGGCGCCGTGCTCCAGCCACACGGTGACCCACCACCCGTCGTCCTCCATGACCGGGTCGACCGCCTTGGCGATGACCTCGCGGCGCATCGTGCCGTCCGCGCCGTGGTGCCAGTCGACGTCCCGCGCCTTCAGCCAGCCCGGCCGGATGTCCGTCCGAGGGCTGAACCACTCGCCGTCGAGGTCCGCGCCGCGGGGCGCCGTGGGCGACGGGATGGGCCCCGTGAACGGGATGGCCAGCAGCCGGAACGCGTCGTCGTCGAGCAGGGTCGCCTTCACCGGGTTCATGCCGTCGCTCCTATCACGGGCGCGAAGCTCCGCGTGCAGTTGGGATGGGCGAGCGGGTTGCCCTCGGCCTCGTCCAGCGTCCACGTCTGGCCGTCCGCCTCCGCGCACTCGTCGTCCTCGTCGCCGTCGGTCACCTGGACGTGCGTCACCTCGAGCTCGCGGTACGACGCGATGGCCGCCTCGTTGAGCACGGTCGCCGCCTCGGTCCGGGCGATCGCCTCGGCGCGGGCCTCCCCGAAGCCGGCCGCCCGCACGACCTCGCCCAGCTCGCGCGGCGACAGGCCCTGCTCGATGCCCTCCCGGATGGCGCGCGCCACGAGGTCCCGCGTGGTCCGCCCGATGCCGGCGACGCGCAGGCCGACGCGACGCAGCAGGCGGGGCAGCAGGTTGGCGAGGATGCCGTGCGGCTCCCGGCCCGCGGGTCGCACGCCGCCGGAGCGCGGCGTGATGTCGGCCTTGCCCGCGGCGCGGGCGCCCGCGGCCCCCACCTGCGCCCTGGCGAGCGCCACCACGTGGCGGTCCAGCACCTCGGACAGGCCCGACTCGAACGCGGCCCCGTCCCACCAGACCGTGGAGTCGCCCGGCTTGCGCGCGAGGTGGTCGGCGTGGGACTCCACCGACGCGGCCACCCTGCCGCCCCAGTCCGCGAGGAACCGCCGGAGGTCGTCGGCCATGTCGTCCGCGGACGCCTTGCCCGCGAGGTCGGCGCGGTCGGGCACCTCGCCCAGCGCGTCGTCCTCCTCGGCCTCGGTCGCATCGGGCGCGGGCGGGACGCCGGCGAACGGGCGCAGGGCGGGCGGCACCGGGGCCGGCCCCTCCTCGGGGAACGTGCGGACCATGCCGGACTCCATCCAGACCTCGTCGTCCCGCGCGTCCCCGAACGGGTCGAGGTTGACGAGCGCGCGGCGCTCCCTGTTCGTCAGCGGCTGCTTGGTGGCCAGCGACGCCCGCTCGAACATGGGCGTGTCGTCGTCGAAGGCCGGCTCGTCCACGACGATGCGCACGTCGACCCCGAGCGCCGCGTACCGGTCGAGCAGCCCGTACTGCAGCGTCTCGGCGAACGTGCGGACGCGCGGGCCCACGGCGTTCTGCCACAGGACCGCCTCGTCGTAGGACTTGGCGTCGCCGCTGTTGAGGCCGCTCGCCCCGGGCAGGCCGAGCTGCGACCCTGGCACGCCCCACAGCGCCAGCAGGGCGTCGCGGCCCATCTGGTTCGCCACGTCCACGAGCGCCAGCTGCTCGGGGGTGGCGACCGTCTGGCGGAACTCGACCGGTCCCCGCAGGATGATCAGGCGCCGCGTCGCGTCGGGCGCCTCGGCCGCGGCCCGGAAGTCCAGCCGCATCTGGTCGAACTGCTCCTCGGGGATCGTCTGGTCGCCGGGCGGCGACACGATGCCCGAGAGCCGCCCGCCCGAGGCGAGCACGTCCGCGGCGTGGCGGTCGGAGAACCGCACGATGGCGTCCTTGCCGAGCGCCGAGTCGACGAGCCCCGCCGGCACGAACCCCGAGTCGGGGTGCTCCAGCGGGAACGGCAGCACCTGCGACAGCTCCAGCGGGACGCCCCCGCGCCCGGAGCGGTCGGCGTCGAGCGCCCACCCGATGAGCTGGCCGGCCGCGTTGGTGGCGGGCGTCATGCGCGCCGGGTTGACGTACAGCAGCTGCAGCGGCGTCCCGGCCGCCGCCTCGGCCTGGTCGAGGAACCAGAAGCCGATGCCGCACAGGCCCATGTGCCGCGACGTGACGCGCCAGAGCTGCGAGCGGGTGCGCGGGGTGGCCGTGACCGGGTCGCGCGGCGCGGGGGTGTATGGCCGCTCGACGAGGTCGAGCACCGCGAGGTGGGCCGGGTCGTCGTTCTGCCCGTCCTCGCGCCCGACGGTGACGCCCTCGCCGTCCTCCAGGTGCCAGCCGACCGTGCTGAACCGGTCCCCGATGACGCGCTCCGCGGCGCGGACCCACGGGTCCCGGACGCCCACGGCCTGCGCGTCCTTCGCGGTGGTGGCGGCGCCGCGGTCGAGCGCGGACAGCGGGACGCCGTACTCCACGCGCCCGGCGAACGGCCCGGTGACGGCCTTCGCGGGGGTGCGCCGCGGCGTCAGGGAGTCGAGGAGGGACATCATGCGCGGTCGTCCCTGCCGGTCGACGCCGCCGACCGAAGCCGTGCCTGGTACGCCGCCCACGAGGCGGCCGACAGCAGCGTACCACCGACCACCATGGCCACCGGGACGCTGAGCATGGCGATGCCCGCGACCGCGATCGCGAGGCCCAGCAGGAACGCCGCGTCGTACGCCCTCACGCGACGCCGCCCCCGACGCCCGACACGGCGCCCCACCCGCCCCTGGCCAGCATCAGCTCGGTGATGGCCCAGACGTGGGCGTCCATGTGGTCGGGCGACTCGTCGGACCCGGGGACCCAGCGCGTCAGCTGGTCCTCCAGCGTCGCGAGGTCCGCGCCGCGGGCGTGCCGGATGCGACCCTGCTCGTACTTGGCGATGACCGGCTCGGCGCGGGCGCGCTTGCCCACCGACGCGTGCACCAGCTTGACCGGCACGGTCGGGTCGACGGTGCGGATCGTCAGCTCGACCATCTCGCCGCCGTTGTTGGCCTCCGCGACGATCCGGTCCGCCCGCCACGCGTGGTACGCCCGGACGGCCGCCGACGCCCACTCGGTCGGGGTGCCCCGGAGCGACACGTCCGCCAGCACCCAGCCGGTGCCCGTCGCGTCGACGCCGTCCACGACGATGCCCGTCTCGTCCGCGTCGGGCCCCGACGTCACGGCCGGGTCCACGGCGACCACCGTGCGGCGCATGTGCGGGACGAGCGACCCCCCGAGGTGCGCCATGGGCGGGTCGTCGCGCAGCGCCTCGATCATGGCCCGGGTCAGCGGCGCGCCGTCCACCTCGTCCACGACCTCCCCGCCCAGCTCCTGCCGCTCCCACCGGGTGCCGGCGTACAGGTCGTACAGCTCGTCGCGGACGGCCTGCGCGAGGTGCGGGTTGTCGCGCGTGGAGGCGGTCGTGACCACGGAGTCGCGGCGCGCCATCAGGGACTTCAGCAGCCTCCGCGGCTTGCCGGTCGTGGTGACCACGACGCGCGGGTGGGCGCCGAGGCGGAGGCCGAGCCGCATGTGCCGCCAGCACTCGTCCAGCTGGCGCCACGCGGCCAGCTCGTCCGCCCACACGAGGCAGTGCTGCGGGCCGCGCCAGCGCTCGACGTCCTCGGGCGTGTAGGCCCCGAAGATGCGGCCGTGCGCCCCGTTGGGCCACAGCAGCTCGCCGTCGGTCATGACGAACCGCACGTCCGGGTCGTGCATCTGGATGCCCGAGTCGCCCTTGACGCACGTCAGCCGCGCGTCCCCGAGGGTCGGGGCGGCGATGGCGATGCGGTGCGGGATGGGCCCGTCGATGCAGGCGGGGCCCCTGGCGTGCAGGTCCACGAAGTCGGCGCCCGCGTCCGTCTTGCCGGATCCGCGGCCGGCGACCATCAGCCAGTACGTCCACGCGTCGCCGGGCGGCGGCACCTGGTGCGGCTCGGGCAGGTACGCCCGCTTCACCCAGGCGAGCTTCTCGTCGAGCTGCTCGTCGGTCAGGTCAGCGATCGCCGGCATCGCCACCATCCGCATTCAGCGCATTCAGCCTCCGTGCCTTCTCGGCGCGCAGCATGTCGCGCAGCTCGATGCGCTCGGCGCGCTCCAGCCCGTCCGCGCTCGCCGCGATGGCGAGCGGCCCGCCGTCCCTGCCGGTCAGCTCCATGCGGGACTGGCGGACGTAGCCGCGGTCCATGGCGTGGGCGTTGAGGTAGGCCAGCAGGAGCGTGTCGCTGTACTCGCGGATGGCCCCGACCTCGACGCCGCCCTGGAACACCGGCTTGTCCGTGCCCGTCACGGCGCGGCGCAGCAGCTCGGCCTCGACCACGTCCTTGAAGTCCTCGACCGCGTCGGCCCACTCGGCGGCGAACCCGGGGTCCGCGGCGCGCAGGTCGTACGCGGTGGACCGGGCGACGCCCGCGATGCGCAGGGCGTGGCGCACGACGCCCGTCTCGCGGATGGCGTCGATGAACGCGTCCCGCCACTCGTGGTTCTGGCCCGACGGGCGCAGGTCGCCCACGCTACCCCTCGGGGGGGCCGTCGACCGGCTCCGCGTGCAGCCAGTCGTACTGGTTCGAGGACGCGTGCCGCACGGCCTCGGCCATGTCGGTCGTGCGGAACCCGCAGCGCGACGTCACCACGGAGTGCCGGGCGCCCGGGCGCCGCCCGTTGTGCCGGGCCACCAGCCGGCCCTCCCCGCCCGTGCAGACCCACGTGCCGTCGTGGTTCTCCACGGAGTGCGCGAAGGCCGGGACCTCGGACGGGCGGGCCATCACGCCACCCCCCACGGCGCCCATCCGCGGGCGCAGGTCGTGCCTGCCGGGTGCCACGTCCCGCACGCCATGCACTGGCGCGGCTCGCCCAGCGGCGTCCCGACGGGGCGCGACGGCACGAACGGCTTGCGGGGCGCGGCGGGGCGGGGCAAGGGTCAGCCCTGCGGCGGGATCTGGGCGGGGCGCTGGGCGTCGGCCTGCCCGTCCTCGTAGCCCTCGGCGTGGGCGTCGTCGACCTCGCGGCGGACGGTCGACGGGGCGTACGCGTTCCAGCGCGCCAGCACGGCGCCGGCCACCGGGACGAGCAGCAGCCCGAGGAGCTGGAGGTCGTCGTCCGTGAGGTGGAGCCAGCGGTCGATCAGGTACAGCGCCAGCGCCGCGAGCAGCCCCGCGGACAGCACCGGCTCGTCCTGCGTGGTGTAGCGCAGGAACCTCGACAGCGGTCCGGTCATGGTGCGTCCTCCTCCTCGTCCTGGTCGGGGTCCGGGTCGTCGTCGGGGTCCAGGGCGGGCGGTGGCAGCGTCTCGGCGACGATGCCGACGGCGCCCGTGACGACCTCGTCCGGGTCGTTCTCGTCCACGGGGGTGTGCGGGTCCTGGTCCACGGTCAGCCCCTCTCCAGCAGGATGCAGACGGTCCGGCCGAAGCCGATGGGTCGCGGCGTGCCGTCCGGGGCGGACCCGAAGGCGCCGGCCGCGCGGCGGTAGGGGTACAGCCGGGTCGTCAGCCAGCCCTTCGGGTAGCGCGACGTGGACCCCGGCTTGCGGCGCCCGTCCATGAGCGGGTCGCCCACGGTGGCGAACCACCGCCTGACGTACCTCCGGCCCCGCCTGACGCGCCTGCGGCGCACGTCCGTGACGACGATGGCGTGGCCCCCGCTGAACGTCGTGGAGCCCATCGGGCAGCCGTCGCGCCGGGCCACCCCGTAGTCCACGGGCAGGATCGCGCAGCGGTCGGGGCGGTCCGCCAGCCACGCGCGCAGCTCCCCGAACGGCATCCCGTAGCGATACTCCACGTTGGGCGGCCGCAGGCCGGCCGAGCGGAACGCGGCCTTGACCTCCGCGCTCGACAGCGCCTCGTACCCGTCGCCGTGGACGAGCAGCGGGCCGGTCGGGCGCCTGGCGAGGCGGCGCAGGAACCGGACCCACGAGGCCACGGACTGGGGGTCCTGGGGCGGCTTCACCACCCGCGGCCCCACGGCGCCGTGGCTCAGGAGCAGCAGGGCGTTGCAGCCGGACACGGCCACGCAGTCCTCGCCCTCGGTGCCCGACCCGGAGCGGAGCTGGGTGCGGAGCGTGGTCACCGGATCACCTGCGACGCGATGGCGATGGCGGCGGCGGCCACCGTGGCGATGGCCACCACGAACGCGATCAGGGTGTTGATGACCCACCGCTTGGTGATCGTCCCCTCGGCCCGCATCGCGGCCACCCGGGAGGCGACGGCGCGGTCCGCGGTCGCGGCGTCCTCGATGGAGCGGGTGCGCCGCGCCAGGTCCTCCACCGTCTCGATCAGCCCGTCCAGCTTGCCCTCCACCGAGCCGACGCGGCGGCTGACCTCCCCGATCGCGGCGATCTCGGCGGCGGTCATGGTCACCAGCCCGGTCGCGGGGACGCCACGCCCCCGGGCCGCTGGCGGTGCGACCCGGGGCGCGACGCGACCTCGGAGGAGTGGACCTGCGCTCTCACCGCGGGGCATGGTAGCACCGTCGCGTGCTCCCTGCGATCCACCCCGGCCGCCATGGCCAGCAGCGCCCGGCACAGCGCGCAGTCGTGCGGCGGCCGTGGGGCGGGGCGCGGCTCAGCCAACGCCCGGGCCCTCCGGCTCGGCGGGCTCCGGGTCCGTGGCCTTCCACCCCGGCGTCCGCCCGGCGTGCAGGCCGACGCGGCAGGAGAAGCACCGGGCCTCGGCCACGGACGCCTCGGACTGGAGCTGGTACCCGCAGCCGCAGCGGCACCGGCAGTGGGTCGGGCGCAGGTCGGCCTGGACGGTGGCGGTCATCGGAGCCACACGTCGATGGTCGCCCCGGCAGGGTGGTCGTCGTCCGCCCAGCCCTTGGACGCGTCGATGCCCACCACCTGCGAGTCGTCGCGCCAGACGAGCCCCGACAGCGCGTCGAGCGTCGAGCGCACGAGCTTGTCGAGGTCCGGCTTGGTGAGCTTCTCCGGGGGCGCGGACCGGAGCAGCCCATGCCGCCCGTGGTGGCCCTTGGGGCGGTCGAAGCGGAACGCCAGGACGACGACGACGGGCCGCGCGGTCGGGGGCGGCCACCCGGCCGCCGCGGTGGCGTCGAGCGCCGCGGCCCTGACGTCCTGCCGCCACGGCCTCGTGGCCGGCGAGTCGTCGGTGACGATGGCCCTCCCGGTGCGGCGGTTGACGAACGCCCGGTGGCTGCCCTGCGGGGCCGGGGTGCCGCGGACCTCGAACGACAGGTCGGCGCTCATGCGTCGAAGTCCCACGACTCGGAGGCGTCCGCGTCCTCGGGGGAGGCGTCGCCGTCGAGGAGCCCGTCGCCGGGGCTTGTGGGGTCCGGGGCGTCCGCGAGCCTCGCGGAGCACGCGGCCCTGTCGCGGCAGCGGTCCATCCACCCGTACGACCCGTCGGGCGACTCGGCCAGCGTCGGTGCGACGTCCGTCCCGACGTGCCCGCAGCGGTCGCAGCTGCGGCTCATCGGCGGGGGCACGTGCCAGCCGGCGCTCATGGCAGCCTCCCGAGGATGGACCGCAGCGACTCGGTCGCCTGGGACCGGGTTGGCTCGTCACGACGGCCCGCGTCCTCTAGCTCGCGTCGGTCGACCGACTCGGAGACGAGGTCGCGACGCCGGACGAGGACCCGGACGACCTGGGCCCACGTGAACACCCGGCCCGACGCCAGGATCCGGCGCAGCGTCCGTGGCGTCTCCCGGATGGCACGGACGAGGATCGCGCGCTCCGATGGGTCCTCGTCGTCCCACTGGTCCCACCTCGACCCCTCGGGCGGGTCGACGATCCCCGCCGCCCTCGCCGCCAGCGCACGCCATGGCCCCCACTCGTCGCTGAAGTGCCCCGCCGCCCACGCCGCGTCCGCCGCGTCGAGCTGCTCCCTGGTCAGCAGCCGTCTGCTTGCGTCAGGGTTGGGTCCGTGATAGCCCATCGTCAGCGACCACTCGACTGACGGGCATGCTCGAACGACCAGTCCTCGCCCGCGTCCCCAGGGTCCGTAGGACGGGTATGCCCTGAATCTGCTCTGGTCTGGTCTGGTCTGGTCTTAGGCATCGATTCCGCATTGCCCTCGGCAGTGCGACGGGCATTGCGGGCCGGACCGTCATTCACGCTCAAATCGGTTCCATCGGTGCCATCGGCGGGTGTCGGCCCGATGTTGTCCACTGTTCGTGTGGACTTGTGTGAGTCTTCACTAACTACGCCGTAAGCACCTCCACCATCAGACCTCCTTGGCACATTGCCGCCGATGCGGTCCGCATTGCCCTTGGCATTCCCGTTCGCATTGCCCCACCGGTTGCGTGCGGCATTGCTGGCCGCAGTGCGGCGGGCATTGCGCTTCGCATCCATCCCGCGGATGCGGTACCGGCGCGGCCCCTCCGGGATGACGAGGCCATCCGTGCTCGTCAGGAGCGCCCACGTGCGTGATGGGACCCCCTCGGGGCGATCGGCCGCCCCCGGCCACACGGCCTCTGCGCCGCGCAGCAGGCGCGCGTACCACGCCAGCGCGTGGTCGTCGTCCCACACCTCCGGGTACTCGTCCGCGACGCGCCAGTAGATCTCGATGAACGGCCCCCGGTCGCTCACGTTCGCTCCCCTCCCGCCGCCATCGCGGCCCTCGATCTCGCCCTCCGGGCGGCCTCGCGCCACGCCGCGCGCCTCCGGTCGGGGTTCCTGTCGTTCCATCGGCGGGTCGCCTCGCGCAGGCACGCGCGGCACTGGGCGCGCCCGCAGCGGCGGACGTACCAGAACTCCCGGGACAGCGGCCACCACTCCCCGCACGCCGCGCACCATCGCTGCGGCCCCAGCTCCGGCTCGTCCAGGCGCACCTCCACGGGCGCCCTGTAGGTGCCGCTCATGCCCCCGAGGCTCCCACGCCGGGGCGCGTGCCACCAAGGGGCGCATCCACGAGTTCGTCGCCCCCGCTGGCCCTGACCAGCTCCGTCCACGACCAGCTCATGCCGTCGCCGCCCCGCCCCGAGCGGCCGTGGGGGTCATGCGGGCACCGCGTCGAGTCCGAGCGTGAGCGACTGGCCTGCCGCGGCGAGGTTCCTGGATGCGGTGCGGAAGTACTCGGGCTTGAGCTCCACCCCGACGAACCTGCGGCCCTGCTCCAGCGCGACGACGCCCTCGGAGCCGACCCCGGCGAAGGGGCTCAGGACCGTCTCGCCGCGGTTGCTCCACAGGCGCACGACGCGCTCGATGGTGCCGAGCTGGAGCGGCACGATGTGGCGCTCGTCGGCGTCCGCCCGGGCGATCTGGGCGTTGAGGGTGTCGGACTCCCGGATGCCGTACCAGATGGGCCGCGCCCACTCGATCCACTCGTCCCTGGTCAGCTCGGGTCGGATGGGCACCGCGTTGTCGCCGGGGGCGCGCATGACCACGACGTAGTCGGCGAGCGCCGGCCGGAGCCATGCCGCGTCCCGCTCCATCTGCACGAACAGGAGCGCCTTGCTCTTGGTCCTGATGGCCTGCGCCTGCGGGTCCTTGTCGATGACGACGTCGCCGTGGAACGTGAACCCCGCGCCCTGGAAGTGGCGGATGGTGTCGCCGCGGAAGTCGAACAGGCCCGTCACGCCGTGGGTGGCCTTGGTCGAGGCGACCTGCGCCACGTGGACGCACACGTTTCGCCCGGGGCGCATGACGCGCGCCAGCTCGCGGCTCACGAACCCGAAGTGGTCCCAGAACTCGGCCGGGTCCTTGGCGTTGCCCAGGTCGCGCTCGCTCGGGCTGTACGTGTACAGCGACTGGAACGGCGGGCTGAACACCGCGAGGTCCACGGACGCGTCCGGGATGGCGGTCAGAACCTCCGCGCTGTCGCCGTTGTAGAGGGCGTACCCCTCGCCGATGGACTGGTCGAGCACGTTCACGCGGCCTCCTCGAGCCATGCCGGCAGCGTCATCGGGACGCGCGGCTCGTAGCTGATGCGGGCGTCCGCGCCCGCGATCTCCGCCCGCTCGTACTCGGCCACGTGGCGGGCCAGCTCGGCCGCCATGTCGCGGGCCTCGCGCTCCTTGCGGAGCACGTTCGCGAACACGACGCCCTCCGGCTCCGTCAGCACCACGTGCGCGGCGACGGGGCGGGCCTGGCCGAACCGCCAGCAGCGGCGGACGGCCTGGTAGTACTGCTCGTAGCTGTCGCCGATGCCCACGAACGCCATGCGCGCGCACCGCTGCCAGTTCATCCCGAACCCGGCGATGGACGGCTTGGTGACGAGCACGCGGATGGTGCCGTCCGCGAACGCCGCGAGGCGGTCCGCCTTGTCCTCGGGGTCGTCGGAGCCCTGCACGTTCACGGCGCCGGGGATGGCTCGCGCCATCGCGTCCGCCTCGTCGTTCAGGCCGGTCCACACGACCCACTGCTCGTCCGGCTCGGCCGCCACGAGGGCCGCCGCGTGGGCCACGCGTGCGCCGATGGTCTGCCTGCGCAGCTCGGAGCGCTCCGTGACCCCTCGGGGGAGGTCCGCGAACAGGCGCCCCTCGGGAGCCCAGTCGACGGGCAGCAGGTGGGGCACCACCTCCAGCGGCGGCAGGTCGTACCCGGCGTCGTCGTACCCAAGGTCGGACGGTGCGCGGACGCTCATGCCCCACGACGCGAGCCAGCGCCAGAAGGGCTCTCGGGCGTGGCCCTTGAGGCGCCACCCCTCGTCGTCGTGGACGAAGAACGCGGCCAGCATCTCGACCCGGCTCATGACCGACAGGAACTCGGCGTGGTTCGCCAGCTCCGCGATGTCGTTGGGTGCGGGAGTCGCGGTGCACGCGAGCCGGTACGGGGTGGCGCGGAACGCCTCGATCAGCGCCGTGCGGGTCTGGCCCTCGAACGCCTTGAGGATGCTCGACTCGTCCAGGACGACCGCGCCGAAAGCCGTCGGGTCGAACGCGCCGAGGCGCTCGTAGTTGGTGATGGTGATGCCATCGGAGGCCTCGCCCTGGTTGCGGGCGTAGGCCACGTCGATGCCCAGCAGGGCGCCCTCGCGGATGGTCTGGCGGGCCACGGCGAGCGGCGCCAGCACGAGCGTCCGCTGGCCCGTCAGGCGCGCCCACTCCAGTTGCATCCCGGTCTTGCCGAGCCCCGTGTCCGCGAACAGCGCGGCGCGGCCCTTGCGCACCGCCCACCGGACGAGGTCGCGCTGGAACGGGAACAGGCGCGGGTGGACGGCCGCGCTTTCCACGTCGTGCCCGGACGACGGCGCACGGAGCGCCTTGCCCTGGAGGAAGTCGGCGTAGCTACCGCCCATCGCCCGCCCCGTCGGCCACGATGCC